TTACGCCGATTTGAACCTATCTGGGTTCGAAAACGACGATGGCATCCCGCTGCCGTATATTGTGACGATTGAAGAGGGGAGCCGTAAGGTACTCTCGGTTTATCGTAACTATGAAGAGAATGATCCGACGTATCAGCGTAAGGATCACTTCGTGCATTATAAGTTCATGCCGGGCGTGGGCTTCTATGGCTTGGGTTATGCGCACTTGCTGGGCAATTCGGCGAAGACGGCGACATCGATCCGTCGTCAGCTGATCGATGCTGGCACGCTGAATAACTTCCCGGGCGGTTTGCGCGTGAAGGGCATGCGCATCGAGGACAATAACATCGGTATTGGTCCGACGGAATTCCGCGAGATCGATACGGGTGGCTTGCCGATCCAGAACGCGATCATGACGATGCCCTATAAGGAGCCGTCGAATGTATCGCTGGAGCTGTTGAGGGAAACCTATGAAGGTGCGCGGAATCTCGCCAACACCGCAGAGATTGCGGTGGGTGAAGGTCGACAGGATGCCCCAGTTGGAACGACTGTGGCTCTTATGGAGGCGGCAACCCGCCTGCAGTCGGCGACCCTCAAGAGATGTCACAAGGCGTTTAGCCGCGAACTGAAGCTGATTGCTGATCTTTTCGGTAAATATCTGCCCGACCAGCCCTATCCGTTCCCGGTTCGGGGTGGAATGTCGGCGATTATGCGGGAAGATTTCTCGAATAACATCGACGTTATTCCGGTCTCTGACCCCAATATTTCGTCGTCTGCGCAGCGTTTGATGCGGGCTGAGGCCCTGTTGCGCTTCGCGACGCAGCAGCCTGACCAGCATAACATCCGCGAAGCCTATCGTCAGATGTATGTCGAGATGGGTATTCCGGAAGAGAAGATCGAGCTGATCCTGAAGGGCAAAGCGCCTGAGGCAAAGCCGCTGGATCCGCTGACGGAGAACCAGAATGCGATCCTCGGCGCGCCGTTGAAGGCTGGTGCATATCAGGATCACGATGCGCACATCGCGGCGCACGCGCCGATTGCAGCGGAGAACCCGAATCTGCAGGCGCACATCAACGAGCACTTGGCGCTGAAGATGCGCGTGCAGGTTGAGCAGCAGATCGGTCAGCCGCTGCCGCCTCCGGGCACGCCGCTGCCGCCCGAGATTGAAAATCAGATCGCCGTCATGGTTGCACAGGCAATGCAGCAGCTCGCGCCTATGTATAAGCCGCAGGAGCAGCCAGATCCGTATCTCGAAATCGAGAAGGAGAAGGTGGCGCAGAAGGATCGCAAGGCGGAAATCGACGCTCAGTCGCGCGTTGCGGTTGCAGAAATCACGGCGAACGCGGCTATGGAAGACGCGAAAACCCGTGAGCGCACGGCGACGCTGAAGGTATTCGCCGACCTCGCAGATAATCCTGCTCCTCCTGAACCCTACTCCACCCAATTCCTTGGAGAACAACGATGAAGATGTCCGATCTGCGGGCGAAGGCTCGCGCAATCTTTGGCCCGGCAATCGCCGAGCCCATGCCGAATATGCCGAACGGCGCGAAAGCTCTGCAGCAGCGTGCGAATGCGCGTCCGATCCCGACCTACAAGGACGGTGGTGCAATCAAGAAGCCGGTTCTCACCCCCGCTGAACGCAAGATGGGCGACGCGCTCATGATGACGAAGAAGGGTAAGGACGTAATGGCCTATCAGGACCGCATGGCGGCTGATAAGGACAAGAAGATGGCTGCCAAGCGCGCTATGGCTGACAAGCTTCTCGGCATTCCGGCCCAGAAAAGCGGCGGCAAAGCTGGCTGCTACGCTGACGGCGGCAAGGTCGAAGACACCCGCATCGCAGCGCGCATGGCTGCTGGTAACTATAAGAAGGGCGGCAAGGTTCAGACCTCGTCGGATACCGCTCGCAAGCTGGCCACCGAAATGGGCGGCATGAAGAAGGGCGGCAAGCCGAAGAAGGATGGCCTCGCTGTCATGATCGCAATTGGCAAGCCGATGAAGCCTGAGAAGAAGGCTGTCGGTGGCGCAGGTAAAACCCGCAAGGGTATGGCCCCCATCAAGAAAGCTGCTGGCGGTGCCGCTAAGGTTCGCAAGGGGATGATGTCGCCGACGGGTGACATCAAGCAGGTCGTCAAGCCGGGGAAGGGCATCGGCGGGATGTAACCAAAACCCGTGGCGGCCCGGGTAATGACCGCCACATAAAAAACCGGAGACACATATGAGCGCAGAACAACTGCGAAGCAGAGCCGCCCAGCGGATCGCGGAACTACGCGACCGGGCGACGGAGTATTCATTAAACGCGAGATTTAGGCCTGCATCGTTCGGGGAGCGACACGTTCCTGCGGTGACGGCAGAAGAGATTGCCCTTCAGGTTCTGGAGGGGAATGCGTTGGTGCGCGCCTATACGGCTGCAATCGAAGCCATCAACGAAGAGTACAAGCGGATGATGCAGCCAGACGACAACAAAGTACCGGAGCAAAATAGAGGGAGTCACTACTGATGAGCATGAGTAACATTGAGCCGCATGAGGAAGAGCTGGCGAAAAAGCTGATCGACGATCAGTTCGTTTCGATGACGGGTCAGTCGTTTGACATGAAGCCTGCAGGCTATCTTGTCGCGGTTAAGATCTATGTCCGACCTGAAGAGCTGAAGACGATCACGCAGGAAGACGGCACGGAAGTGACGCTTTACCTGCCGGACACGGTGCGCGCTGAGGATAAGTACTCCTCCGTGTCGGCGCTGGTCTGCGCTGTCGGACCAGAAGCTTATCAGGGTGAGAAGTTCGAACGCAGTGGGCCTTGGTGCAAGGTCGGCGACTGGGTTCTGATCCCTCGCTACGAGTCGACGATGGTTTCGTATCGCGGTGTTGCGATGGCGCTGCTTCCTGATGACCGCGTCATGGCCGTGATTTCAGGGCCGGAAGACGTGATGTCGGGCAAATACGCTGGTGATTTCTAAGGAGTAGGTCATGGACGAGGAAAACGAAATCCAAGAACTTCCGCTTACCGATGAAGGTCCGATAGAAGATGTCGAGATCGAGATTACGGAAGAAGATCTTGGGGAGAGCTTAGCTGATTATGAAGAGTCCTCTGAGGAGTCTGAAGAAGCTGAGCAGGAAACTGAGACTGAGGCTGAACCGGAACAGGAAGCTGAGGCAGAAGCCGAAGAGCCCGTTGAAGAAGAAGCTCCCAAGCGGAAACGCTCTCCCGACAAGCGAATTGCAGAACTAGCCCGCAAGGCGGCTGAAGCTGAGCGTCGCGCTCAGGAGATGGAAGCCCGTCTTCAGCAGGCCGAGCAGCTGCGTCAGCAGTCCGACATGGCGATGATGACGCACTATGAGCAGCGTCTTCATGGGCAGGCTTCGGCTATCAAGCAGCAGCTGATCGACGCACACTCGATTGGCGACAGCGAGAAGATCGTCGAGCTTCAGGGTGAGTTCTACAAACTGCAAGCCGATCTCAATAGCATTGAAACGTGGAAGGCGCAGCAGGAGCTGAACAAGCCGCAGCCGCAGCAGGCCGTGCAGCAGCAGCCTGCGCAGCAACCTGTGCAGCCGACGCTCGAGCCGCGCACGGCAGACTGGATTCAGAAGAATTCTTGGTTCCAGCCGCAGTCCGCTGACTTCGATCCAGAGATGCACGAAGAAGCGACAATCTACGCACGTCGCGTAGAGCGCCGCTATCGTGCTGAAGGCCGTGAAGATGAGATCGGTAGCGTCGATTACTTTACGGAAATCGACCGTCACATGCAGCAGGAGTTCCCTGACGCATTCTCTCAGAAGGCAGTTCCTACCAAGAAAGTACCACCTATGAGCCGCGAATCTAATGTCGCTCCGGTCCAGCGCTCTGCTGCTCCCGGTCAGCCTCAGAAGAATTCAAAGACAATCCGTCTCACAGCTGATCAGCGTCGCATGGCGCACCAGCTGGCCCAGTCAGGCGCAATTAAGAAAGCGAATGGCGGGCGTATGACTGAGCTGGAAGCAGAGAAGCATTACGCGGTATACCTCATGAAGCAGGGTAAAGGAGCATAACAATGGCACGTACATCACGCATGGCGGAGACACGCTCCGCAGATACCCGCGAAGCTCGGGCACGTAAGCGCCCTGAGACACACTTCCAATCCAAGCTTTTCGTGCCGAAGGACAAGATCCCTTCGGGCATGACCTATGCTTGGGTCCGCGAATCCACGCTCAACGAACCCGATCCCGATAACATGACGGATCGCATGATCCGGGGCTGGCAGCCGGTTCCGGCCAACCGCCACCCTGAGATGGTACCCCCTCCGCTTCCCGGCTACGAAGGCATGGAAGTGTCGGTTATCCGTCGTGGTGGCCTGATCCTGTGCGAATGCCCGACGCGGGACGTTCAGGAGCGCCAGCAGGATCGCGATCTCGAGAACATTGAAACCCTGCAGGACGTGGCATGGACTGGTCAGAACGACCCGAACCTGCCGCGTTTTGAAGACAAGGACAGTGGCGTCGCGTTCGAGCGCGTTACATCGTTCAAGGACTAAGCTCCGGTGGTGGCGGGCGAACCCCTTCTCCCGCCACTCCTAACTCCCCCGATTGGGAGACTGAACGGGGGCTTTTTATTCATGCGTTGACAGTATTCTGCTAATTAGATACTTTCCGCAGTAATTCGATGGCCGTCACGTATCGTGCCAAACCTCGATGGTGGTCACGTGCCCACTAAAAGATATCGATTGCCGTCACGTACCGGCAGAAACCAACCTTTAACTTCAGCATGGAGAAACCGTATGGCTTACGGCACCAATGCGCCTCAGGGGTTCATCCCCGTCAAGAAGCTGGATGGCTCTGCTTGGACTGGCGCAACTAATCCTTATCAGATCACGAGCACCTACGCGACTGCGATCTTCCGTGGCGACCCCGTCACCATTCTCGCTGACGGCACACTCGGCGTTGGCGTTGCCGGCGCTGCTTGCGTTGGCGTCTTCTGGGGTGTCAAGTACACCGACAGCACGGGCGTCGTGAAGTTCATGAACTACTGGCCGGGCAACCCGGGCGTCCTGACCGGCTCGGTCGTGGAAGCTCTGGTGATCGACGATCCGGACACTGTGTTCACCGTTCAGGAAACCAACAACCTCGGCGCTGCTGGCACTCCGCTCGCTCTCGCTGATCGTGGCCTGAACATTGACTTCCTGTACACCGCTGGTTCGACATCGACTGGTCAGTCGGCTGTGTCGATCAACAACACGACAGAAGCCGTGACCGCGACCCTGAACTGCAAGATCCTCCAGCTCGACCCGACCCCGGGTAACGCTGTTGGCAACTTTGCTAACTGGCTCGTCGTCCTCAACAACCACCTGTACAAGGGTGGCGTGACTGGCATCTGATCGGTCTAGCAGGGAGATTTAAGAAATGGCTATTAACACTACCGCAATCCGCGACCTGCTCCGTCCCGGTCTGGCCGCTGTATTCGGCGACTACCCGATGTATCCGGGTCAGTGGTCGGAAATCTTTGAAAAGCACACGTCCGATAAGGCCGTCGAAATCGAAGTCGAAGTCAAGCTGCTTGGCCTCGCCCAGATCAAGGCGGAAGGTGCTTCGACCGCTTACGGCGAAATGGGTCAGCGCTATGTAACGAACTACGTGAATCGTTACACCAGCATTGGCTTCATCATCACCCGTCAGGCGATCAAGGACAACCTGTACCAATCTTCGTTCCCGCTTCAGGCGAAGGCTCTTCGTCAGTCGATGGAACAGACCAAGGAAGTGTTGGGTGCTTCGGTCCTCAACAACGGCTTCTCGGCCAGCTTCCCGATTGGCGACGGTCAGCCGCTGTTCTCGACTCAGCACCCGATTGAAAACGGCGTGGTTGCCAACACCTTCACGGTGCAGGCCGACCTCAATGAAACCTCGCTTCAGGACGCCATCGTTGGCGTTCAGCGCTTCCGTGATGCTGCGGGTCTCCGCATCATGACGAAGCCGACGAAGCTGATCGTTCCGGCTGAACTGCAGTGGACGGCGACCCGCCTTCTGCAATCGCAGTTCCGCGTCGACACGGCGAACAACGACATCAACGCGATCTATAACAACTCGGCGGTTCCGCAGGGTCATCGCGTTAACATGTTCCTCACGGACACGAACTCGTGGTTCCTCCTCACCGACGCTCCGAACGGCTTCAAGTACTACGAGCGTGAAACCCTCGAAACCGATGTCTACACGGACTTCGACACCGACAACCTCAAGGCGAAAGCCATTGAGCGTTATTCGTTCGGCTGCTCGAACTTCCGCGCAGGCTGGGGTTCGCAAGGCGCATCGTAAGGTTGTTAGGGAGGGGCGGGCTTAAAACTCGCCCCTCCCCAATCGAAGGAAAGAACTATGGCCAAGACAAATTTCTCGGGCCCAGTTGTATCAGATAACGGTTTCTTGACCGGTAATCTGACCACTTCGCCGGGTATCTATTCGGGCGCAGGCGCTCCGACAATCTCGGCGGCCAAGGGTTCGCTCTATCTGCGCACTGACGGCACGACCACTAACGACCGCGCGTATATCAATACGAACGGCTCGACCACGTGGACGGCGATCACGACTGTTGCCTAACGGAAGGATGCGGTTATATGCGCGCCAAGAAGGATTTTCAGTTCAAAGCTGAACACAAGAATCCGAAAGGCGGCCTGAATGAAAAGGGCCGTGCTGCATATAACCGCGCCACCGGCAGCAATCTCAAGCGCCCGCAGCCCGAAGGCGGATCTCGCCGTGACAGCTTCTGCGCCCGCATGAAGGGCATGAAGAAAAAGCTCACATCTGCCGAGACCGCCAAAGATCCGAATAGCCGGATCAACAAATCACTCAGAGCGTGGAACTGCTGACATGCGTGGGAAAAAGAACTGGATTGCCGAAGCCATTAAAAAGCCCGGCGCACTTCGTAAAGAACTCGGCGCTAAGCCCGGCAAGCCTATCCCGGCAGCAAAGCTGGAAGCAGCCGCAAAAAAGCCCGGTAAGCTGGGCCAGCGCGCTCGCTTTGCCATGACATTGAAAGGTATTAAATAATGCCTGATGCAGTAAACTCGCAGACCCTATTCGACGGCGATAGCCAAGCCGTCATGAAATTCAACAACGTGTCTGATGGCACGGGTGAGACAGCCGTTCTCAAGGTCGACGTATCGGCCCTGAAGCCGAATTACATCGGCAAGGAATGCATCGGCGTTGACATCCGTCGCATCGTTGCCTCCGTCAACGGCATGTCCGTTAACATCCTCTGGGATGCCACCACAGACGTGAGTGCATTTATCCTTGCTCCCGGCATGTACACGCTTGATTTCGACACATCGACGATCCTTCGGAATAATGCCGGTACGGGTAAGAATGGCGACATTCTCTTCACGACTGTCGGGGCGAGCGCTGGGGACACCTACAGCATCGTCCTCGAGATGATTAAAATCTACGCATCATAGGAGCTAACATGATCACTCGTGCTTATCAGAACGCAAGCGGCGAACGTCAGGAAATTACTCTTGGCGCTGACCAGTGGGCAGCCCTGAGCGAAGCCGATCTCGAAAACATGCTGGGCTTTGGCAAGAAGGCTGAAAAGCCTGCCAAGGCCGCTAAGGCTGAAGCTGCTCCGGCTGCCGAAGAAGCTCCGGCTGCTGCCGAGTAATGCGCGGACGCAAACAATCGCGAGTTAATGAGGCCGGGAACTATACCAAGCCCGGCCTCCGCGAGCGTTTGTTCAACAGCATCAAAGCCCGTGAGACTCACGGCACAAAGGCAGGCCAATGGTCGGCGAGAAAGGCCCAGCTTTTGGCTAAGGAATACAAGGCCAAAGGTGGTGGATATGCCGATTAGAAAGCCGCAGCAGTCCCTCAAGGACTGGACCAAGCAGAAGTGGACGACCAAGTCCGGCAAGCCCTCCAGCAAGACTGGTGAGCGCTATCTTCCTCAGGCCGCTA